CGCGTCACCGATAACTTCTTTTTTCATTTGTTCGACCCATCGATGAACGCCTGAACTTCGCTTCTGAGATAGATGCGCGGCCCGTTCGGATATAAATATTTAAAAGGTATTCCCCAGAAGTTGTTTAGAAACTTCTGGTAACTTACGCCGCAAAGCCCCGCGGCATCGGTTGTCGTCAGAAGCTCATCGCTTGAAGCGCTGAACAAGTCCTCGCCATTATCAAAGGGCGCCTCCAATGGCGCTTTTTTCGAATCCATTCGCGTACCTTAATAATGTAATTTTGCGTTTTGCCTTTAAAAGAAATATACATTTACCTTCCATATATGGTCAAGACTTTTTTTTAAAAAAAATGTCTTTAATAATATCCTTAATAATATCAAAGATTTTGGGAAATATTATTTTAGGTTACGTTCGTGTTTCATCGCGTGAACAGATAAACGGAACCGGGATCGAGCGCCAGATCAAGGCGATTGAAACCTTTGCAGAGGATATGCGCACAAATATGCGCACCCCCCGCATAAATTTACGCATATTCACTGAAGAAGGCATTTCGGGAACGGTGGAGAAGCGTCCTGCATTCAGTGAAATGATCGCATATGCGGATGCAAACGACTGCAAGATTATTATCATTGAAGATATGACACGCCTAGCGCGTGAACTTCTACTACAAATGCAACTTGCGACCTATATCGCATCAAAGGAAATCGATTTGTATTCAGCAAATACGGGCGAGAATATCAGTCATGCGATTTATGATGATCCGATGCGTAAGGCCATGATTCAAATGCAGGGTGTATTCAGCGAACTTGAACGGTCCACGATGGTTAAACGTATGATCGGCGGGCGTAAAATTCAGCATGAAACCGGAATGCGAAACGGAAAACCGATCGAAGCACGCGACCGAAAAGGGGAAATCCGTATTGAAGGACGTCAACGCTTGAGCGAAATAAACCCCGAACTTGCTTTGCGTGTTATCGAACTACATAAGAAAGGAAAGACGCTTTATGGAAGCGCAAAGATATTGAACCAGGAAGGGTTCAAATCTTCAACTGGTGGGCTAATCTACCATACTCAGGTTGCAATTATTCTAAAGGATTGGAGAAAAGGCGTGTTTAATACGACCAAAGCGCTTGACGCGGTAGGATATCAAGATGAATGAAACGGTGTTTGTGTTCGCCCTTCTGTTTAATTCCGATGCCGGAAAAGCCGACGCGCCTGGCGTGTTCGACTAACGCTAATGCCCGTGGTCCGTAAATACGTATATCGGCCCCCATCGATTGAAGATGAGCGCTTTTAGGATAACCGCCTGAATCTTTGTTGTGTTTCTCACAACGTACCCCTGAAGTTATGGAGAGTGGTCCAAGTTTGTCACGCAAGGACTGCAACATCTTCATGAAATTCTCATCCATATGCGCCAACCCGCATCCGCATTTGCATTGCATCTCAGCGCGGGAAAAGTTCGGCGTTAGCATGTCAGCCATGAACGCACCTGCTGCGATTATGAAAGTCCGGCGTAATATAAGCAGGCCGCATTATAATTTTCCTACTAACTGCGCTTTATATGCGGCCAAGATTTGATTGTCCAAATCATTATCCGTGGAATCCACCAGCCGCTCAAGCAGTAGCAGAACAACTTTTATGAGTAATTTTTCCCCAAACAAACTCATCGCCAAGGTCTTGACCGTTCCGGCAATTACGGGTGCTAACATTGAAATCATATTTTATCCAGTTTCAATTCAAAACGGCGCAGAACTTCTGTCAGTAAAGTTACGGACTCCTCCATCTTGGATGAACGTTCATTGGTTTTGCCGATTAAATCCTGCAAGGCGCGGTCGTTATCGCTGTCTTTCTGCATCCATTCCGTTCTTTCATGGACTTGCAACTTGAGCAAATAAACGATGAGCCACCCGGCAAAGCCGAGACTCGCAAGCGTGCCGCCGAGGTCGGCGAGGGATTGGATCAGGTCTGTGTCCATTATTCAGGATTCATCTTTGCTTCTTGTTCTGCCATAAATGCCGTGTAGTTTGCTTTCACTGAGTCCGTCATCACTGCTTGAAACTGAGCCAGAACAGTTGCATCTTTTATGGTGGAAACATCGTGATCTGGGTTGAGGACATATCTATGGAAAGATGCAGAAATTTCCTGACCATCCTCAAGGATTTGATTCCTTTCTCTGACCTGTATGCAGTAATGGTTTTCTGCTTTTACTGTTTCCGCTTTGTCAACAATTGTTTGTTTAGTAAGTGTCATTTTTTACCTTTATGAAAGTCTGTCAGAATCAACCAAAATAATAACTTACAGTGAACTTAACATCCGTCACTGACCCCCAATCGACATCTGGATACAGGGTCGTTCCTGAAGCTAAAAAATTGCCAAGCACAGCCGCAGCGGAAGCACCTTTAGACACGGAACCTACCCCTTGAATGCCGCTGTTGGAAAACGGTAGTCCATCTATATACACTGAAGTCGATCCGGGATCAAATGTTCCCGCCTGCAGTTGACCCCAGACGGTCACGGAATCCCCAATCCGCATGTAAGTACCTATGGTAGTCCCTGTCCAGGTGGTCCACGATCCCCCTTGGGCTGGAGTCCAGGTGCCGACCTCAAAATCATTCAGAATATTCCCTGTAGCAGTTCCAGTAGTATCTGGATCAGTACCACCTGTGAAAGAAATACCTTTGTCTGCCGATGGGATTACTAGGTTGCCTGCATCTACTGTCACATCTCCATTAGTCTCGATTGTTAATGCCGCTGATCCGCCCTCGTCATTGAGAATAATCTCTTTACTGCTTTCCGGTTGAATAACCAAATGAGTTGATGCCTGCTTCAACGTCCCAAACTGAACTCCTCCATCCTTCAGTTTGATATCTGCCCCATCTGCATCAAGGATGATGTCACCTGTCGCATCGATGGTGACATCTCCACCTGATGTCACAACAATAGTATCATCCTCGTTTACCTCAATTTTTGCATCACCATGATTATTGCTCAGGACCAGATCATTGGTGTCATCTGGTTTAATCGTTCGATCTGCCATTAGATTACCTCATTCAAATTAAAATCAACGCCTGAAACTGATCCGCTATGGTTTAAGTAGTCGAAACGTGGAGGACTTCCGAAATGGAAAAAACCTGACGCTTGAGTGTCTTCGTTTTGTCCTACAGCCATCCCATCCGTAACCAATGCCGGAAAAGGTTTGGACCGGAAAGAACGATAAAATCCTTCAAAATTCTTTGCATTTGCATCGGTCATGCTGGAACTGATCGAGTAGTTTTTAATCATATTTTTAGGTGTTTGCATATATCCGCCGTTTGCTAATGGCACCCGGTCTGAAAAATCGCGGAATCCTTGACCTAATCCAATTGAAGGATTCTCAACCGAAAGTGAAGTCCCTGCTCTGATGATTCCAACTTTAATCGGGTTTTGAATCGCAGTAATTGACCCGGTTGCCGCATCTCCTGACAGAACAATATCCGTCGTTTGTGTCCCATCACCGATTATTTTCTCGACGGCATATGCTGAACTCCGCGTCACAATCGAACCAATCATAATATTCTGGTGATCTTTCAAATTGACTGCATCACCACCAGAATCAAGAAAGCGCCCTGTATTCGCACTTGCCCGCGACCAGGATGCAATTGCATTCCCTGACACTCCTGAACGTCTATCGACGGACGTTGCCAGTGTGACCGTGATCGTTCCAGATGCTAAATTCGATCCCGTGTCAACACGGGTGATTGATGATCCGTCAGCGGTTAAATCAACCCATTCAGGCGGCAATAAAAGCCGCGTGTTTTCAAGTAACAAATCCGACGAACTGTATTGTGACGTGTTTAAATTGATCGTTCCGCTTGATGCGGGTGACGCTGATACAGATATCGATGCAGAATCATACAAACCGCCCGCAATAAAAAATCCATTAACACCTGCTGAAATCGTCACCGTTATCGTCAGTGAAAATGAAAATCCAATATATGGAAAATCTGGTTTATCATTCAAAACATTCCCAATCACATATGCCGCCGGATTAGCGGCCGCACTTGCAGAAACCGCACTTATTAGATTTTTCTCAAGTACCTTCAAATCACTTCTCTGAATGATAACGTGGCAATTTTTGATTCTCCTGAATAAGAATCAAAATTAATCCCTGGTGCGACTGGAAAATAGAAAAACCCTGATAATCGCGTTGTTGCATCTCGGTCTGATTCAAAACCATCAACCAGAACCGCAGGAAACGGGCGTGATCGATTTGCACGGTAGAAACTAATAAATGACTGATTATTAGAATCAGTCATTGATACTTCAGCATCAAAGTTCTTTGTGGTGTTTCTTGACGTTTGATCATACCCGCCGTCAGCGATTGGGCGCTTGACTGAATAATCAGTAAATGATTGAGAAAAGCCAAGAATCGGGTTTTCAACATCAAGGACCGAACCTGCACGCGCTATTCCTAATTTAATCGGATTTTTAATTGCCGTTACTGTCCCGTCTGCCGGAGGTGTTCCCGCGTATTCTGCGAGGGTCAAATCTGCTTCAAGGGTGACATCTCCATCGATTTCCAAAGTCGTTGGCCCGAAACTAGCAACCGAAATAGTTCCTGAAAATGGACTTGTAATCGAGGTTGCACTCATATCCGATAATTGAACCCCGTTTACTGCGGTTCCATCACCGATGATTTTTGATACTTGGTAATCTGTTCCACGTGTAACAATTGAACCTACTAAAACATTTGCGAAATCATTCAAATCGACTGCGGCCCCAGTTGAATCCTCTAGTCGACCATGCCCACCTGAATCATGATCCCATTGATAAATTGCGTTTGTATTTGCTGATGCAGGCGTGTCTTTTAAATCGGTTGATGTTGTTAGAGTTAATGTGACTGTTGCGGCAATTAATGCATTAGGCGACGTTGCACGAGTGATTGATGAGCCATCAACCTCGAAATTAAAAAATTCAGGAGAAATTCGGATTTTCTGCCCAATTGCCAATTCTTTAATATCAGAATATTCATCGCTTGAAACTGCAATTGTTCCAGATGCACCTGAAATTACGACTGCCATTGATGCAGAATCGGCCATCAGGCCGGATATAAAAAACGCTTCCATTCCTGAATCGATATTAATCGTAATCGCACAACTGGTTGCATCACAAATATATTCCTGACTTGGAATATCGGTTGAAATATTTGCAATCGGAAAAGACTCCAAATTCCCTTCATCTGAACTGATTGATGAAATCAAATTCGATTCAATAATCTGCATCAGATATCCTCATAAATTGAAAGCGCTGCATCACCACTCAAAGTCGTTTGACGTGTTCCCCAATCCCACGAAATCGAACGTGCCAGCATATCAACGGTGACTTGATCCTGTTCACGGGTAAACGTGAAACGATCTCCTGGTTTTGCAGTGTCTTGAATTCCATCTAAAACGACGGATGCTGTTGGTTTTTTATCAATATCCCGGATTGCATCAACTTTTGCCTGGCTTCCATATGCAACTTTGTTTGTCCCATAATAGTTTTTATAAACTATCTGTTTCCCATAGCTTAAATTCGTTGAAACCATATCTAGCGTATTCGTTTCTGGTCCTGAAAGATCCACCCAATCCATACGTAGTGTAACTGACGCCAAAGGCGCTGAAATTCGATACGAAGAAGAAACAATATTTTCAGATAGTAATTGATTTGCCGCCGGATTATTTGCCCGGTCAATCAAAACCATGACATATTCCCCTTCACCTCCTCCAGATTGCTTGCGTGCAATATAATATTGATGATTTGTCGATTGGCAAACTCTACTAAATAAGTCTAATACCTGGATTTTTTCAGTCTGCCAGATTGACAAGGTATCGGTAGAAATTGACGTTTTAGATGTATCAATATAGGAAAGCCCAATATCAGCGGCAATATAGGTTAATAAATCGCCTAACGTGCTAGTTTTATCACCTGCACTTCCCGCGTTTACGTCACCACTTCTTTCTGTCCCATAACCTGAAACATGAACGATTCCGTTTGAATAGGCCGGAGTTGCCGATTGACCATCGAACTCGGTTGCACTGCACGCCGTCGATCCACTTGAATATCTCAAAGCCGAGGTTGTGTTTCCTTCAAAAATCCCTAGCCCATACTTTGAGAATCCCGGATGCGTTGATGAAGCGCCGTTTGCCCATACTTGAGAACCTTTATAAACGAATGCGGGGACCGTGTTGACGTATCCGAAAGGCCACGGGATGACTTGTGTATCACTATCGGAATCTGTGATGGTTCCTTCTGCTAAATAATTATCGTAATCCAAACCCTCAATTGTGAAATTAATAACCTCTGAGTTGAGGTTATTAAAAACCAGTGTCCCGTCAAATATCGCGTATTTTGTCGAATCCTTGATTGCAATTGTCGGAACGTTTGAAGTCGATCCTGCATCCGATAAAAGGTTCCGGTAATTCGTCCCACTGAAAGGATGATTGGAGTCGTAAGGTTTGTTGACCAACGATAACCATCCTGCTTGAACGGTGATATACCCGCCGTTTGTTGGTCCCCAGGTCAAGCGTGGAGGAACGGCCACGAACGGGTAGTAATATTGACTCCCTTCAGTTGCGCCAAAAGATGCGCCACTGTGTCCCTCATCACTTAAATAATAATCTGATCCGCCGACCGTTATCATAATCTCAAGTGCCATTTAAGCCGCCATTGCGGAAAATTCGTTGAACCTGGACGCGCGTTCGTTGATCTCAACTCGGATCGAGGAATCATATGCGTTGATACGTTGCCCTGTCCCATCGTAGATATTCACAACAATATCGTCATGCCCGCCAGATGAGAGTTGATGATTCGGTGTAATCCACCCGGAACGCGAAGGCATAAACATTTCCGGCCCCTTCTCTCCTACGAGGTACGGTCTGCCTGCGCTGACTGCGCCGCCGTGCTGTTTTGGTGTCAGTCTGTTGATGTAATCAATAAAATCCTGAATATCTAATCCGGCATCTTTTAAAACACCTGCCACGGCATTAATGTCTGTAATTAATTCTTCTTTTGATTTCCCTTCTTCAAATCCTGCTTTAAGCGAGTCTTTAATTAGCGTCATCAATCCGCCGCTCGCTTTACTTAGAAGATCCGTATTAATGGTGATTGTGTTATTTGCGTCCGATATATTTTTTGTTAACGTCGCAATGATCCCGTCATCACCGCCTAGTTTCCCAAGTTCTTTGTCTAAAACTTCACCAAATTTTTGAAATATTTTAACATTTTGACCTAATGCTACTAAACTAAGATCACCACTTTGCATTTTTTCCCATGCCATCAGTTGCTCTGAAAATACATCTTTTAGATACTCGTCACCTTTTAAAACTTTTATTAGTTCGTCAGGATCAGTTATCTTCTCAAGTGCTTTCAATGATGCCTCTTGCTCTTTTGCCTCTTTTAGTGAGCTTGCCTGTGTTAAAACATCCTTTGATTCTGTGATCAGTTTGTTGAAATTCTGCAAAGGTCCACGGATAAAGCCTTTAAATGTCATGAACATTTCTTTCTGAAGATTTGTGAAACCTTCCTGTTCCAGTGCATCAATGTAACTGGTGACCGATGACTGGAAGGCATCCGTGGCCCGCCGCATAGAGGAGATGTGATGTGCCATTTTCGCAAGCATATTATTCTGATCTGCAAGATGGCTCAAGTAGCCTGAGTTCAGACGTTCCGCTTCTTCTTTATTTTTCTGATAATCACGTTCAATTGTCGCCAATGCTCGTGCGTTATCCGTTAGATGTCGCAAAGTATTCATATAACCAAATTGAGCATCGTTTAATTGATCCACCATATTGGCAATATCTTTTAATCGTAAATCAACTGAGTCAAAGGTTTCTTCTGTCTCTGTTAAAAACGGGAATATTTTGCCGATAGTTTTATCAATTGCATTTCCAACTCCTGAAAATAATTTATCAATAAATCCTACTACTGCTTTTGAACTCAGCAATAGTTTAGCAACAATCGCGACCCAGTTTGTTTCGAATGCTAGTTTAAACGAATCACCAACTTGTTTAATCTGGATATTCAGTGCATCAAAAAAACGGGTGGCGGCCGCACCGGATGAACGGATGCCTGAATGAATAATTCCAACAACGCGGGCCGATTCTTTCCGTTGTTTTATAATTTCTTTGGTCTGATCCTCGATCTGCTTGATATCGGCTTTTCCTTGTTTGTGGCGTTTGTCCAGGAATTTGAGGTATTCGATGGCGGCTCCGCGTTGGTTGCGCCGTTCTTCTTCAATGTCGGAATGTTGCTGGCGCAGGATCGCGTTGAATTCGTTTTCTTTACTGGACCGGATTAATGCTTGCCTAACCTGTTCGGCCTGTTCCTCGGTGATTCCCTTTAGGGTCGTTTCAATCCCGTTGTAGGTGTAATTGAGATCAATAAGTTTCTTTTTTTCTTGTTCCAGGATTTTATTGGTTTTTTCCTCCTGCTTGTTCGTCTTTTCCTTAACCTCTACAACATTAAGACTATTATTATATTCCTCTTTGATTTTTTTAATTCTCGCCTCGTGGAGTTTTTCCCCTTTTTCCAGTTGCGCGTTCAAATTCTTTTGTGCCGTTTCTATATCCTTGGCCAATTTATCGACTTCGCCAAAGGTCAGGTTTTCTTTCAGTTTTTTGAGTTTCAACCCAATGATTTCAAAGGTTCCTCCGATTCTTTTTTTTAGTTGATCAATGACATAGCCGATTTTTTCCCGTAAAAAATTTAACCCGAAAATCATGAAATTAATAGCGGGTTTGATAACTTCATGGATTCGTTCCCAATGCGTAATCAAAAGCGCAACCCCGGCAACAATTGCAGTTAAAGGCCCGCCGAGGGCGGTAAATGCAAGTGAAAGTCCGGTAACGGCCAGGGCTAATTTTGTGACCGTGGGATGGGTTTCTGAGAATGCTTTGAAATCCCTGGAGAATTTACTGAGGGTTTTGGCGAATCCCTCGATGGTAGGAAGCAGAGCTTCTAAAACATTTGTAAATCCAACTTTCAAAACGCGTGTTGTCTTGTCAATTGCATCGTTTGTTTTTGCCGCTCCCTTGACGAACTTATCCGACATGATCCCGCCCGCCTTTTCGAGTGAAGATCCATATTTGCGGACTCCAGCTTCCCCTTGATTCAAAAGGGGAAGCAATTCAACGCCGGACCGTCCAAAAAGATCATTTGCGGCCGCGGCTTTCGCGGTGTCGGATTCAAGTAATGAAATCGCTTTTGCAGACTCATAAAATAAATCAGTAACGTCCTTTGATGTTCCATCTGCGTTTTGCAAGGAAATATTCAAACGGTCAAATGCGGCTTTCATCTCACCGCCTTCGGCTTGTGCTTCCCCGGCACGCTTCGCCAACGTCTGCAAAGATTTATTCAAACCTTCCGTGGACACGCCTGATTGACTTGCGGCAAACTGGAATTTCTGCAGATCACCTGTCGCCACTCCGGTTTGTTGTGAGACTTTGTCAATCCGGTCTGCCGTCGTCAGCAGTGATTTTGACAATCCCCCCAGGGCGGCAACGCCAAGCAAGCCCGCAATTGAACCTTTTAAACTACCAAACGATTTGCTCAGTCCTGAAACCGAACGTTGAACCGAAGAAAAGGCCCGTTTCGTTTTGTCCTGAGCGCGGATTTGAATCGTCGTTGCTGGCATTTACTTTTTTTGCTGTTCTGCTTTTATGTTGAAGTATGCGGCCCAGCCCTGGATTTCAGCCAATGGAAGCGTCAATATCTCCTGAATGGATTTATGTAATGCTTCCGCAAGCTGAAACAGAAAAACCAGTTCTGAGTCGCGCCTCAGTTTTTTTCGATGTCCTCAGTCTCGAAGTCATCACCGCCGGATATTTCACCAACAATCCGCGATATGATTTCAGGATCAACGGAACGCATCAGCTCGGTCCGGGAAGCCGAACCGAATAACCTTTTTCCATCCGCATCCAAAGCACGCTGAATCAGACTCTCGACGATGGCCTCGCCTTTCTTGTCCTGATCCGCAAGCGCCATAATCTTTTCCTGCTGTAGGAAATTGATCGACGGTCGGAAATAGATTTTTCCTGGTTCCCCGTTTTCAGCCCATTCTGGAACATCGATGCACTGCAGCTCGTTTCCGATTTTCTGCCGGAAATGAGTTTTAGCCGCGTCAATGATAGACATTAGACTGTGGTTTTAGTCAGGCCCCCGGAACCTCTAAAAGTAAAACTTGCCGTGACCATTCCGTTTACAGCCGCGTTTCGTGAAATCGACTCGATAATGACCGTACCGCTGAAAACCGTATCCCCGGACGTCGTTCCCTCCGGGTACAACTCAAGCGTTTTTGTCGTTACAGTCGACATATCTGTGTCAATGGCACTTTGTGCTGTGTCGGTCTCATCCCAGAAAGCCTCGGCACTTCCTGACCAATTTGTAATCCCCGGTTTATATGACCGGCTCGACTGTCCTAAGGCCGTGCTTTCAACGGGTTCCTGGTTTATGTCCAAAGTCCAGCTTGACAACTCTGCAACTGCGTTGCTGTCGTATTTTAAGACTCCGTCGACTCCTGTGTGACTTGCCATTTTTTCCCTTTCTTAATTTTGGATTTTGGCTTCTGATCAGGCAGGACTGCAAAACCCCGCTGGATCAATTTTTCTGCGTTTTGAGGCGAAGCACTAACCAGCGCGCCCGCCTCATGCGGCACGCCTTCTATAATCGTGTTTTTAGTCAATTCAATTTCCATCATACTCCTAATGTTGCGACGTCCGGTGCGTTCTCCGCAAATCCATATCTGATTTGATACGTCAAGCGATTCGATCCGGTCGGTTTTGATCCCTCGCCGGAAAGTGATATATCAGCGCTTATAGGCACGGAATCTCCAGCAAGCGAATTGATCGAAACATCACCCGCCATTGCGACCTGGACCTCCTTTTGAATCCCTGCAAGCGTGTCTAAGACCGTTGCGCCATCTCCGCCGTTTGCATATCCTTCAATGACCACATTCAAAGTCGCCTGTATTGACCTTGACCCTGCAGGGGACAAGGTCTGAACTTCAATCGATTCCTCAGAATCGTACACAAGCAAGCATGGCAGTTTCGCCGCCTCAACCGGATAAACGCGCCCTTCAAAAACGTTGCTTCCGGTTGTGCTTAGTCCGGTGACGTCGGTTACAATACGCTCCCGAATTTGTCGCCTTAAATGGTTCGCCATCTACTGCTCTTCCAAAACTAAAAGCGTTGTTCCTTGATAACCGGAACCAGAATCCGCCTGCACTCCGACTACGTGGTACGTGGTCGAACTGATAACAATAACGTCTCCATGTGCCGCGGCAGAAACGTCGGTTGTCTGGCAAAGTGCGGTCGGTGTATTAGATTCAACATCGACGTCGCCTGTATCCATTGGAATACTATTGAACGGCTTATCAAACAAAACGTTAATCGTTGCC